GCCACCGCCGTTCAGGCCCATGTCCGCGTTGCTCATGTTGGGGTTGAATGTCGGGCCCGTGAGCCCGACCTGGGAGGGGTCGTAGGGCGCCATAGTGCTGGGGGAGCCTACGTTGTTGTTCAGTCCGTTGGCGCTGATGCCGCCCACCCCAGACAACCCGCTAGAGACAACGCTACCAGCGGGATTTGTCAAGGCGCCGGTCAGCCCGTTGACCAGGCTCGTGCCGGCCCCGTTGGGGCTAAAGAGGCCGCCGACCGCGCTCCCGACGCCGCTGATGCCGGCCGCCTGCGCGTGCCCTATGTTCTGTTGGAGCGTGCTGATGTTGTTGCTGCTCTGTTGGCTGCCGGCCTGCAGGGCTGTGTTCGCCGTGCTCCCGAGCCCGGCCGCGCCCATCAGCTGGCTGATGTAGGTGTTGTAATCCTGCATGGCGGTACCGGTCACGTACTGGCCGACCGCGGCCGAAGTGTTGGGGGTGTAGGCGTTGCCCATCGCCGCGGCGCTGCGGTCGATCGCCTGCGTGCCCTGACCAACGGCGAAACTATAGCCGGGCATATTCTCGAAGTTAGAGTAGTTGGCGGGTTGTCCGTTCGTACCTAGCGCGGACCCGAGGGATGTGTCGGCGCCCTGTCCGAGAGCTTGCTGCGTGCCCCAGATGTTGTTGATGTTGGCGAGGTTGCCCTGCTGCGTGGTGATCGCGTTCTGGTCCGCCTGCGTCTGCGCATTTGAAGCGGCCAGCGAGGTGGCTGTCCCTGCGCCCGCCTGCAACAGCCCGGGGATTGTGCTCGCGAGCGTTGAACCGAGAGTTGTGTCTGTGCTTGCCATGTTACCGTTGTTCCCTTGCCCACCTACGGCTGCGCCGTTGATGTTTCCAATGTTACTCATCGAAGGTACCGCGCCCTGCTGTGTCGGGTTAAATACCGACCCAGCTAACCCTGACGCAACCTGTCCAGCCGCCGAGCCGGCGATGTTGCTCCCCGTGGCGCCCCCTACCTCAGAGCCGACCCCGGCGGATAGCCCGCTGACGAGCGGGCTCTGTCCACTTACCGCACCAGCGACTGCGCTGGTACTACCCTTAGTTATTGCGTTGGCGGCTGTATTGCCGAGCCCTGCGTTTTGAAGAGAGTTCGAGATGCTCGGGGCGGCTCCGGCAAGTCCGCCACCGATGGCGCCCATGAGCGCATCCTTGCCGATGTTCCCGCCGCTGATGTCGCCCTTGATGGCGCCCCCGGCAGCGCCCACGAGCGCGCCCGCCGCAGTCGCGCCGATCGCTCCAGTTGCCGCCCCGGTCGCGCCCCCAGAAAGTATTGCGGCGCCGGCAGATGCCTCTGGTGCGAGCGCCGCCGCAGCCGGGCCGGCCATGCCCGCGAGCACGATATCGGCGAACACTCCGGGGGCCCACGTCTGGAGCGCGCTCTGCGAAGGGACAGCGCCCGCATACTGCTGTATGTTCGCGAGACCACCCGACTGTGCGTTCGTGGTCGCGGCGGAGCTTAAGCCAGACGCCGAGTTGACGACGTTACCCCACGAACCGTACGGGTTCGAGCCGGCCTTGGCGGTGCCCCCATTAGTCGCGGTGCCGAACGCTTGGTAGTAGGCGTCCATCTGCGCGGGCGTCATCGTCATCGACGGATCGAGCGCCTGCAGTCCGCCGCTTGTCTCCATCATATTCACGAGCGGGTCGGTGGAGGCGGAGTTAGTTTCAATGATGCCGCCCGCGGGGCTTTTAATATCCCCCTCGGACGCGACGGCGGCGTTCCACGCCCCGGTATAGTTTCCGCTGCCCAGGTCAGATTCGACCGTGCCACCGTACTGATTTACCGCCTGATCTTGAGATGCCTGCAGATTATTCCAAAAAGAAGCGATGGGCCCGCTCGCTCCGCCCGGCATCGACGCCAGCGGCATAGGGCTGAACGCGCCCGGGTCCGCTGTCTCCAGACCGCCAGCAAGAGAAGGCGGAGAGGTCCCCATCTACTTAGCGACGAGGCCCGCCCCCTGGTATGTTTGCACGAGCGCTTGCAGCAGCGTTATCTTCTTCTGCAGGTGCTCGATCTCCTCATCCGCCGCGGACCCGTCCGCGCTTATTGCTGGGGCGGGGTTAAATCCTGCATCAGCCGTGGCTGCAGGGGTGGGTACGGCGATTCTTTTTCCGTTGCCTGCGCTGGGGGCGCCTCGGCTTTGTAGCACGGGGCCGCTACCGGACGCGTGGCACACGAGCACAGGAACAACGGCAGCGACAGGAATAGGAGCGAGAGATTCATAGTCAGCGACAGCGGCCGCGACCTTTGTTTGTACCACATGATCCACCTCAGTGTTATGGACGATCTGAGCGGCCACGACCCTCGCGTCCGCTGCCTCAATCTTGTGCTCGCCAACGTGGCGTTCGTGTACGGTGTACACGCCGAAGGCGGCGAGTAGCGCGGCGATGACGCCAGCGTAGACCCAGTCCTTGGTCGTGATCATTGCAAGTAGTGCGGGCATCAGCGGTCTCCACCTGGGTACATCGTGTTCGGCGAGCCGACCTGAATATATTCGGCGTCTGGTATCTTTGAATCTCGCACCACGAACCAGTGGTAGCAGGTGACGAGGGTCGTAGCAAAGGTTGCCCAAGCGCCGAACACCATCGGGTCAGCGTGCTCGAATAAATAAATTGTGGCCGTGATAAGTACCGCGTCCACATGGGCGAGGATGAAAAAATCACGGAAATCCAACCTCTTCACGACGGGTACTCGCCCGTCAGGAAATAGTCGGCGATGCGGGTCGCGCGCCCCGGCGTATCGAACCCGTGCGGCTGCACTTCGCGCGCCCATAGGGTGCCGAGAAGGTCCTGCCTAACGTCCGCCCAGCTCTGCTCCTGAATCAGGCGCCGCGCCACGTTGAACGCCACCCACCTGCCGCGCATGTTGAAGCATAGCTCGATGAGCGCGTTCTGGCGGCACGCCGTGTCGCACGAAGCGAACTCTGGCAGCTTCTTCGCGAACGCCGTCGCCGACATGATGTCGGTGCTGAACCAGCTGTCGCTGGTCGACTGCACGACGCTGAACCCGAGCCACGACCGTCCCGGCGCAGCCTGCGGCATCAGGTGCCCACGGCCACACGTCCAGTTCCCTAGAGAGTCCTGGTACGCGACAAGTTCATCTTTTTCCGCCGCGTCGAGATCAACAGCAAGACGCCGATCAATAGACGGGTCAAGCACCGTTTCATTCGTGATTGCCATGCTGCATCTCCCTCACTCTCACTTGTCGGTGGACTGCGACTGCGCGCGCCCCGGCGGTCGGTCGCGGTTGATCGCGTGCTCGGTGATAGCGGCCTGCGTGTTGCGCTGACTCCCGGCATCGATCAGGAGCCTCAAAATCTCGGTGTGGTTGTCGCTAATCTTGTCGGATATTTCCGTTTGGCGGTCCACTATGTCCTTTAATCCGTCCTTGACGTCTGCGAAGCGCGCGTCATCGGACTTCACATGCTCGCGAAACACGTAGGTCACCGCGCTGGCAACCGCCGCTATCATGCCGTGAGGGATATAGTCAGTAACGCTGAAGCTCATCTCGTTCTCATGGTTAGTAGTACGCCACCTTGCGCGATACCCCGTTGATCAAGAGGGTCACGTACCCGGCGGGTGTCGCCGGCAGCGCGCCCGCGCCGCCAGCAGAGGGCGCGGAGGTGGTGGTCTGCGTCGGGTTAAAACCTATCGTAGCGTACGGGGTGCTTATATTGCCCGTCACCGTGACGCCGCCCGCCCCAACCGCATTGCGAACGTCGGCGCCCTTCAGCATGCTGTTGATCAGCCCGCGGAACCACGCCGCGGACCACTCCGCCGGGATAGAGAGCGCGGTCGCGCTAGAGAGCCCCGGCTTAGACGCGAGTGTGATCGTCATGTCACCACTTACACGGCTCTACGTACGCGGTCACGTCGACCGTGAACATCGGGGACACCATGTCCGTAACGCGAAACTGCGTAACCAGGCTGTCGTACTGTCCGAGATTCCACCAGATCGCGCGGTTGCCGGTATCGCCGGGAACCCCAAGCGTCTGCGAGTCGTCGTCAGCTACGTCGTAGGTCTGACCCCAATTAGATGAGAGCAGCAGGTCAATGCGTGGCGCGACGCCCGGCGTCTGGCCGCTTCCGGCTGTCACCACCGCCTCGACGCGCCGTACGATCTGGCGGTTGTTCTGACTGTAGAGCGGCTGCATCGTGAACGCGCACACTACCGGCGCGTTCGAGAACCCGAACTCCGTGGAGACGGACTCGTCCAGGTAACCGATGGTGCCGCTCTGCGAGTCGCCGATCAGCTGCTTACCGAACGCGTTCAGGTACGAGAGAGCACGATACTGAACCTCTTGCCCGTTGATAACCGACACCAGGTCGAACCACTGCTGCGTCACGCAGTCGTAAGCTACCGTGCGCTGCGCGGCCGGTATAGTCAAAATATAGAACGGGTGCCCGTGATAGCTCGGGCTGCCGGCGGGTGACGTGACCGCGTAGGTGCCGGTCAGCTGCCCCGCATTATTTATATTCGAGAGCAAGACCTCTAAAGCATCTGTCGAGATACGGACCGGGGTCTGCCCGTTACGGCGCCGTACCGTAAGATCGTTCGCGATCCATATCACTGAGTTGTCTTGGAGCGCGATGCTGTAGGGGCACTGCGGGTGCACGCCGTACGGCATCGTCGTGTCCGCGGCCGCGCTAAAGGGCGAGCCGGTCGGGTTGCCGGTGTTCACGAAACCCTCCGCCGAGCGCGAGCCGAACATCAGGACCTCGCGGTGGTCGATGCACATCCCATAGAACGGGTCGGTGCCGAACTGCCGGTTGAACGACGCCGCGGTCCCGAAAGTAATCTGCGCGTTCCCGGACACGAGCCGGCCGTCATCATTGAAGAACGTGTACGAGCCCTGCCCGCCGTTGTTGTTCGCCAGGAACACGATGTAGGTATCTACGAACCAGCAATCGATCGCCCCGCCCAGGGTCAGAAAGAACGGGGACGTGAGCTGCTGCATGTTGCCGCCGCCTACGAACGGCGTGTACGTGTAGCAGGTGTCGGTGCCCGGTACTAAGACAACTAGGCACGCGCCGTTGTCCGCCATGCGGACGAACCCGGTCCCGGTGATGCCGCTGGCGGAGCCCGGCACGATAGTGTAGATGCCGAGCGCGCTCACCGTGAAAAGATCGAACCCGATCACCGCGTAGACGGTGCCGGCCATCTCCCATATACCGCGCGTCGGGCTCGCGAAGCCGCCCAACGTGAGCGGTGTGATGCCCGGCCAGCGGTGCAGGGTCGCGGGTTGCTGGTCCTTGAGGTCGTCAGGCTCCGTCTGCTGTGCGGGCTTCGGGTAGCAGCCAACCAACCGCTTCGAGCTGGCGCGGAGATCGCCCAGCTGAAACGAGGCGAGAGGCAGCGGTACCTTAGTCGGTTGCGCCTGGACCATCAGTGCAGCCTCATGATTCTAAAACCAATTCAGTCCCCCAAAAGGGCTGCCCTGCGGACGCGAAAGCTCGCCTAGATCGCACTCGGTGTACTTGAGGTAGCGCTTAGTCAGGCGCCGGAAAGCCCCCAGGATCATGCCGGCCAATGAAAATACATCGTCTGGGCTCTCCGGCGGCGCGATCGTGATCCCGTAGCGTACGGAGAGCCACGACGCCAGGACATACTTGACGTCGGCGATGTCTTCGTCTCTGAGGGGCGCGGTGCTGTTAAGTTGCGCAATCGTCTGCGGGAACCAGCCGATGTTCCCCCAACCGTCGCGCATCTGCGTGAGCATGTTGTCGTTGAGGATCGTCATCGCGTTGGCGGACTGCGTGGGCGTAGGTTGCCGCCCCTCGCGTACGACGCCAAGAATCTGGAAAGATTCGGTGATGATCTGCTGGTTGGTCTGAGCCACGTCGCCCCTCTAAATTTGAATCGGTCTCTCCCGAAATGTCACGTCTACTTATTGGGTGGACGTTCACCACAAGCGCCTGCCGGGTGAGGACGGTGGCGCCTTTTTCTTATTGCACGCGAATCCAAGTACGCGGGTTCACTGCCGCCCCCGAGGCCGGCTGGAAGCCGTTCAGGGTGTACTTGTACTTGATGGTCGCCGACGCGTTGCCGGCAGTTGCCAGCGCGGTCGGAGTAATTTGTGTTACGGCAGATAGCACGCCGTTCACAATTACGTCTCCAGTGTTTGCATTTACAGTCATGGACGTGACGATCTGTGTGGTGGTGATCTCCGCACAGCATCCGTCGACCGGGTTCAGCGGAAGGTTTACCGTCAGAGCAGCTAGCGTGCCGGTTGCGTTAAGCACCAGCTGTCCAGTCTGCATCGTGATGGTCGACCCTGTCACCAGGGTCGCGCCACCGTAGAAGTCGAACGGGATTCCAACCACGTCGCCGTGCCCATATCCAAGTCCAATGTTAGCCATTTTCGTTTTCCTTATGGGTTATTAGGCAGCCGACGCGACTTCGATGTTCCGCACAGCCAGCTCGGGGTAAGCGAGCACGGCGCCGACAATCGAGTCGAGACGAGCCGGGAGCACGTCGTTAGACGGATCCCACTGTTGAGCGAAGCGGATGTTGTACCCTTCGAAGCTCTCTGCAGCCGTCATCTTGACGAGGGGGCTGAGGTCGAGCATCGGGGGGTTCGCAAACACGATCGCGTCCCGGTACCAGCCGAGGGACTGCTTGATCAGCGCGCCGTTGAGCGCGGCAATCGCGGCAGCGCCGCTCTGACCGAAGATGCTGATTAAGGCGCCCGTGGCCGGAACGTTGTCCACGTTCTGGTACGCACCGCCAGTGACGATGCCGGGGGCGATCGGAATCGATATTGCGCCCGCGGTGTCGCTGATGGTCGCAGTCACAACGAACTGCTTGGGTCGGCCAAGGGACGCCTTCGTCTCCGGGTCAACTTCGTTCACGCCCGCAATGCTGATAATATCGCCAGCGTTCAAGGTCGTGAGACCCGACGCCCAGCCGTTGGTGACCAGCGTAAAGGTCGAAACGAACGCGTTACCCGCGCCAGGGTTGGACTGACCAGCGCCGTTGACGGCCGGGGCCGCCGTGGTGCTGAACGATCCGATGACGTGCGTCGGCAGCTTCGTGTTACGGAAGCAGACGTAGCCCGCGGCCTTGTCCGAGATCACACCCTCTAGCCACTGGTCAGAGATCGTTGACTCGGGCTGGAACAGGCCCTTGTTGTCACGGACAAAGTACCGCGAGGTTTGCGGGGTCGCCGTGAAGGTGCGACGGTCGTCTTCCGGCGCCAGAGCTTCCGTCAGGTACTGCTCGTTCTGGAGCAGCTGGTCGTAGGTTGCCGTGGTGTTGAAGGCGCCCGTGAACTTCGGAACGTTGTTGACCTGACCCGTGGTGAAGTTCTCGACGCCGGCCGCGAGACGCGCCATTGCAGGTTCGAGAATTTGCTCCTCGAAGTTGTTCAGCAACATCGCTCGCTCCACCGAA